CAAAACATAAAAACAAGGAGTTATAAAATGGCACAATATCGTTATAAAGCAAAAGTTACAGATGATTTACAAGATGCAACTGACATAGTTAAACAAGTAGGTAGAATGATTACAGAAGGTAAAACTGATGTTAATTCTGCAATAGATAATTTAAGAAGAGCAGTTAAAAAATTAGAATCAGCAAAATATTATATAGATCGTGAATAATGAACCGTTTTTTTCCGTATTTAATATTATGTGTTGCGTTGATATTAGCATCAATAGCAGCATATTATAGTGTATTTGGATTAAGCAAACTATTTTCTTCACAAGCAACTGCTGTTATAATAATGGCAACTGCATTAGAAACTGCAAAACTAATTACAGCATCATATCTTCATAGATTTTGGAAACATATTAACTGGTTATCAAAAACTTATTTAATATCAGCATTAATTATTCTAATGGGTATAACATCATTAGGTATATATGGATTCTTAGTTTCAGCTTATCAAGAAACTGCATATAACGTGCGAGAAGTAGATCAAAAAATAGCTTTACATCAAAATAAAAAAACTAGATTTGAATCACAATTGAAAACTATTTCTTCTGAAAAGCAATCATTAAATAAAAATATTACAGAATTAACTACAGGTTTATCTAATAATAAAATTCAACGAAAAGATCGTAATGGTACTATTATTACTACAACGTCTGGATCTACTAGAAGAGCATTAGAAAAACAATTAGATAATTCTATAAATCGAAGAGATACCATAGCAGTTAAAGAATATGCATTAACAGATTCTGTTAACAAAATAGATTTAAAAATATTAGATTTACAAACAAATTCAGAAGCAGCTGCAGAAATTGGCCCTCTTAAATATGTTGCTAAAATAACCGGCAAGGATATTGATAAAATAGTTAATTGGTTTATTTTATTGTTTATTATTGTGTTTGATCCATTAGCAGTTATATTATTAATTTCAGCTCAACACTCGTTTAAATTTAATAATACTAAAAACATATATGGTGAAACTAAAAATTATTTTAAACGAAGAAATAAAGCTATAAATAAAATTATTAATAAAAATCAACAAATGCAAAAACAAGAACCAGAATCAGAATTATCACTGCAAGAACAGTCTGATCAAATAACACAACAAGAATTAGAAAAAAAAGAAACTAAAAAACAAAAAACAAATTGGCCAATAGTACGTTCATGAGAAAAAATAAAAATCAAAAAAATCGCGGATTTAAAAAAATGAAATGCAAATACTGCGAACACGTGTCGGATAAAGTTGATGCTAGAGCAACAGGATATACATGTTGGAGATGTACATGTAAATTAGTAAATGGCCATCATTTGGAATTATCAAAATAATTATCTATTATTAAAATAAATGTTAGAAGCACAACAAATAAAAGATAACTGGACTAAGTATCGAGAATTAGTTAATATATCATTTCCTACTAGAAAAGCACAATTAAATAAATTATATGATGAATTTGAAGAAAGATTGGTATTTATGCCGGCTTCTTCTATGGCTCATTATCATAATGCATTTGCAGGAGGTTATGTTGATCATGTGCTTCGAGTAATAGATTGTGCAGAAACGTTATATGAAGTTTGGTTTCATCAAGGTGCTGATATGTCAGGTTATACTAAAGAAGAATTATTATTTTCTGCTATGCATCATGATTTAGGTAAATCAGGTTTTCCGGGACAAGGCAATGAAGTATATCAGACAGAGACATCTGATTGGCATCGAAAAAATATGGGAAGACTTTATAAACATAATGAAAAGATTCCTTTTACAATGGTACCAGATTTATCATTATTTTTACTTCATAAGTATAACGTTAATATGTCTTGGAATGAATATCAAGCTATTAAAATTCATGATGGTATATATGATGATGCTAATAAGCCATATTTTATTTCTAGATCAGCACAAGCTAAATTAAAAACTAATTTGCCAGTAATATTACATCATGCAGATCATATGGCTGCTCAAATTGAATATGAACGATGGAGAAATCATAAAAATGGAACTCCTGTTAAAACATCTGAAAAATCTAAAACTACTAAATCTAATGCATTGAAGAATTTAGCAGATTCTAATCCTAATATTAAAGAGTCTATTTCAGATATTTTTAGTTCATTTAAAGAAGATTAATTATGATTTTATTAATTATATTATGTATTATATTTGTATGTATTGCATGTTATATGAGTTATCGTGCATATATACTAGCAGGTTTATTAGCAGATATAGAAGATTATTATGTTGACGTTGAAAAAACCAATGTTTACATGTATGATAAAATAGAAAAAGCTTATAACACTATGAAACAAATTGACCAAATAGGAGCATTTGAAAATGAAGACGAAGCAGGAACTACATTTCAAATGTTAAAACAAGTTATTGATGAATTAAAAGGAGAATTTGATGGGCCGGAAGAAGAAAAAGAGTAATAGATATTGGACTAAAATAACAGAATTATCAATTGCGGCGTATAATCGCACATTAGATAATCCAGCATTGAGAGAACGAATATATAGAAGATTTATATATCCCGCATTAATGAAACTTGCAGAAAATCTTATTAATAAAATGAAACCAGGATATATTGATTCTACATTTAAAGATTTACAAACAGATTTAGTTACATATTTAACTGCAAGATTAGATAAATTTAATCCTGAAAATGGAAAAGCATATTCATATTATACAAGATCGTCTTTTAATTATTTAATTGCAGAAAATCAAAAAGCTTATGTTAAATTAAAACAAAAATCACAACCAATAAATATTGACGAAAGTCGTAATGTATTAATTGAACTTCATAATGATGAAATGAAAATTACATTAAAACATTTTATGGATGCGTATATAGATTATTGTCAAAATAATCTTAATTTTATTTTTAATAATGCAACAGATATACATGTAGCAGACTCTGTTTTACATATATTTGAAACTAGAGAAACAATAGAAGAATTTAATAAAAAAGCATTATATGTATTTATCCGAGAGCGAACCGGATTGCAAACTAATAATATTACACGTGTAATTAAAATATTAAAACAAATATACGAACATAAATTTAAAGAGTACGAACAAACAGAATTCATAAAATTACCTTTTTGATATTTATATTTAAAGTATCATATTATGGATAATAATGAAGAAATATTTAAAGGTGTTTCGTTTTCTGATTTAATGTCTGACGTATATCACAATTCAAAAAGAACATCTAGACAAATAAATCAATTAATTTCTCAATTACAGCCACTAATACGTAGTTCATCTGATGCTACTATAATAGTTCCATTAATAAAAGAATATCTAGAAGTATCAGTTAAAAATGATGATCATCTAGTAAAATTAACTGCTATAGTACAACGTTATATTTCTACTAAACAAACTATAGTTGGATCTGATAGTTTATTAAGTGATGAAGAAAAAAAGCAATTATTACAAATTGCTGACGATACATTAACTGGGGACTTAGAATCTGAATTAAATTCTATAGAAGAAGAAGAAAAACAATTACATAAAAAAATAGAAACTGCAAAAGATAAATTAAAAAAGGATTCTGATGGAGTTTAATTTTGGTGAAGTTTTAGAAACAAATTATACGTATAATTTTAAAACTGAAGATGATGAATCTTTAGGAGCAAATTTATTTTCAATTAAAGTTAGATTATATGATGATATATATGATCAATATCCAGCATATGCTCGTCCATTAAATATTAATAATAAAACAATTCCATTAGTTGGAGAACATGTATTATTAATATATGCTCCTAATCAATACAGTTCAAATCGAGAATCCGGAGGAACTAGTAATAATTGGTATTATATTAGTAATATAGCATTACAGTCTGCAATATCACATAACATGTTGCCTGGTCTGTCTAATAAATTAACACAAACAGAAATTGATAATATAGAACCAGGTGTTACTTTTGATAAAACTGTTGCAACAGCTCCATTACAACCATATGAAGGAGATACTATTACAGAAGGACGACATGGCAACCGTATTAGACTTGGTAGCACTTCAAATTCAAATGAGAACAGGTATCACGTACAACCTCCATGGGTTGGAAATAATAATAATGATCCTATAATTATATTATCAAATACATCAACAAGACCAGCTAATGATGCAAATAAAAAACAATTAATTGTTGAAAATGTACAAACAGATGATTCTTCTTTATATTTAACTTCAACGCAAAAATTATCTGAATTTACATTAAATAAATCACTTGAAAAAATAAAACCCTCTGAATCAGATTTTGCAAAATCACAATTTATAGGAGTTGCAGATAGAGTTATATTAAAAGCAAAATCGGATATTATAGTATTGGATAGTGAAAAATCAGTTGTAATTAATACAGATGAGTTAAGACTTGGTGATGATGCAGCTACTGAGTCAATGGTATATGGCGATATATTAGCAAGATTATTAACAGATTTGATATCTACAATTCGAACCGGTACAAGTGGCGGTGGATTAATTAGCATATTTGATAAACCTACACAAGCAAAATTTAATAAATTAACTAAACGTATACAAGATATAAAAAGTAATCATAAAATAAAATAATATTATGGCAGTTACACCACCATTAGACAGAATTCCAACTATACCAAATAAACTAATACAGTTGATTATTGACTTAATAAATAAACAATTAGATAAAATTCAATCTGATACAACAAGTTTATTAAAACAAACAATAAAATTACCCGATGATTGTAAATGCGATGATCCTAGAATAAAAAAGGCAAAAGACACATTAAATGATCTTAATGATGGAATTCAAAAATTACAAACTGAAATACCACCGATTGTAGAAAAAGTACAAACCGCTTTGCAAATTGCAACTACGGCAGCTGCTGCAATTAAAGCTGCTCAAATATTGAATCCGGTAACTGCGTTGCCTGTTATATCTGCCGAACTAGTTGAAGTTCAAAACACTACAATAGCAAACGCAATAACAGCTGTTAATCAATTGAATGTTATTCCAGGTCAATTACAATCTAGACTAGAATCTATGTCTAAAGATATTGCTGGCTCATTAATTAACTTAAATAGTGTATGTGGTAATTCAGAGTCATTTGATATACCTTCATCAATATCAAATGATATTCGATCGGAAATGGATAACATAACAGGAGATCGATTAAATCGATTGTCTGATGATTTAAATTCTGAATTTTATCAAACTGTAAATGTGTCGGATAATGATATAACACAACGAAATGAATTAATTTCACAATTAGTAGATAGGCAATTAGATTTATTATCTTCATTACA